CAGTATGGCTATTAATAATTCAATTCAAAAATCTTTACATGATTTTTTGCTGACCAAAAATATTGATATTCGCTCAATAGACAGCAAAACAGGTGATACTCCATTGGATGATGACGGTAATATTGACTTCAACAAAGTCGATCTTATGATCTTTCCTTATCAAGGTTCTAGTGGAAAAAATTATGGAGAAATAATTGTTTTAATAGACAATGGCAATCTACAGATATTTTTTGGTGATAAATTTGGTAGAGGTATGGAACCAGAAGATAAACTAGATTGGTTCGGCACAGACAACGATCCAGGATTTTTAGAGGGTCTGAAAAATATTAGTGTACGACATGATTTTAATACCTTTCAAATTCAGAATCCCAGCAGACTCAAGTATACCAAACAGGGTATTGCAGCAATAAAGAAAGGTCTGTTTGAAAGTTTCACCGGCAACAAAAAATACAGTTTCACCGGCGATCCACAAAATGCCAGACTAATGATAAAACACAGCCAACCTATTCAACATGGTATTGCTCGTTACCGATTTATAGAAAGTCTTTTCATAGAAACCACAGAAGGCGAAAGATTTAAATTACCATTTAGAAAATTAAGTGGCGGACGAGCCATGCTGGAACATGTCAGACAGGGCGGAAGACCTTATGATAGTAGAGGACAGCATATCACAGAAATGGTAGAACAAATTAATGTGCTGAGTCATTTTCGTAGAGCTAATCAAAATCGAGTATTTGAAGGTCAGGCCAAAGATCTTGTCGAGACTGCAAATTTTCATTTTGAGAATCTCAAAAAGAATTTAAAGAAAGTCAGTACCTCTAGAGGTTATAAGAGCTATTTTGAATCTTGGCAACCCACAAATATCGATGACAACGAAATAATGGTAGAAGATATCAAAAATTTATTCATTGAACAAAGATTAGATCCCAGAATAGAGAGCGCCTTGCCCTTATTAAAACAACTAGGTAATACCATTAAAGAAGCAGAAGATTTTGAAAATTGGACCAATGAGATCATGTCAGGAGACAGTAAAGAAACTGAAGGTCAACAGAAAAAATTACAAAATTTAATGCAAAAACCTTTACCAGTGGGACCAGAAGGTATAAATGCTGAAGAACAATTATATGATTTACTGCAAGACGAAGAATTGTCAAATATCATAAAGGTCTACGCGAATCAGGATGGCCCCGAGGCCAATGCGTGGGATAGTCCTGCTGTCATGCAGAGATTACAAGAGTTAGGTGTTGATACCGAGACTCGATCTGTGACAGATAATCAAAAAATAGACGAAGCGATCCCGTTGGCAGCATTAGCGGCCAGAGCAGCTATGGCAGCAGCTCCCACAATCGCTGCACATAAGGTGGCTGATGTTTTGAATCTTGATCAAGTACCAGATCATGACTTCAACAACGATACCTTAGAAAGAATAAAATATCTAGCACATAGAATATAAATTCTTCAAAAGTCTCTTGATCAGCTAAATAAAAATGCGTATACTGTTGTTCTAGTATGCGTTAGGCATATATAGGCAAAAACATAGGCACAACTAAGGAGAAAACTATGGCATCTTTAAAAGAAATTCGTGATAGACTACAGGCAGCTGAACAAAAAAACACATCAAATCCTGGTACCGGAGACAGTGCAATTTACCCGCACTGGAACATTGAGGACAACACTTCGGCGGTTGTTCGATTCCTACCAGATGCCAACGAAAAAAATACTTTCTTTTGGGCTGAACGAGCCATGATTCGTTTGCCCTTTAATGGTATCAAGGGCGAAGCAGAAAGTCGAAATGTAATGGTACAAGTTCCCTGCATGGAAATGTTTGGCGAAGCTTGTCCTGTGCTCACAGAAGTTCGAGCTTGGTTCAAAGACGCAAGTCTGGCCGACATGGGTCGTAAATATTGGAAAAAGCGTAGTTATCTATTTCAAGGATTTGTACGCGAAAATCCTATGACAACAGATCGCATTCAACCCGACAATCCCATTCGGCGTTTTATTATTGGTCCTCAGATTTTTACTATTATTAAATCTGCACTCATGGATCCTGAACTAGAGGAACTGCCCATCGACTATCGTCGTGGATTGGATTTTCGTATTCAAAAGACCAACAAGGGCGGCTTTGCAGATTACAACGGTAGCAAATGGAGTCGCAAAGAATCTGCACTCACTCAAGCTGAACTCGATGCTATCGAAAATTTCAGTCTATGGGATCTCAGCACATTTCTGCCAAAGAAACCATCTGCTGTAGAAGTTCAAGCAATTAGAGAAATGTTCGAAGCCAGTGTTGATGGTCAAAGCTATGACATGGACAAGTGGGGTCAATATTTCCGTCCATCAGGACTTATCATGCAAGCACAAACTGCAGGTCAGGTTTTTGACGACGATGAGGACTCGTCTACTAGTCGAGCACCAGCTCCTCGTGCATCTGCACCAGCACCAGCTCCTCGCACAGTAACTAAACCTCCTGTCGATGAGGACGATGAACCACCATTTGTGGCAGATCCTCCTAAAGCTGCAAGTAGCCAAAAAGCAGAAGATATTTTGGCTATGATTCGCGCTAGACAAAAACAGTAATTTGTTGATCACATGGTCGGGGACATAATCCCCGACTATTTTCTATTGACAACACAAGGAATACACAAATGAACAACAAAACAAAATTTGATTCTGTAGGCGGCCACAATGAAACCTTTTGATGTAGGTAAATTTCGTAAGGAAATCACTAAATCCATTGAAGGGTTGACCATTGGATTTAACGATCCCACTGATTGGGTTGACACAGGTAACTATGCGCTGAATTATCTTATTTCTGGAGATTTTCATAAAGGAATCCCGCTGGGCAAAGTCACAGTTTTTGCTGGCGAATCTGGTGCCGGTAAAAGCTATATTTGTTCAGGCAACATTATTAAGAATGCACAAAAACAAGGTATTTTTGTGGTGCTAATTGACACCGAAAATGCTCTCGACGAGGATTGGCTAAGAGCATTAGATGTTGACACCAGTGAAAATAAATTGCTTAAACTAAGCATGGCCATGATCGATGATGTGGCCAAAACTATCAGTACTTTCATGAGTGACTACAAGGCTCTGAGTTTGGAAGAAAGACCCAAAGTCTTATTTGTGATTGATAGTTTGGGTATGCTGCTGACACCCACAGATCTCAATCAATTTGAGTCTGGAGATCTTAAAGGTGACATGGGTCGTAAACCCAAAGCACTGACTGCATTGGTTCGTAATTGTGTGAACATGTTTGGCAGTTACAATGTGGGTCTACTGTGTACAAATCATACCTATGCCAGTCAAGATATGTTTGATCCTGATGATAAAATTTCCGGAGGGCAAGGCTTTATCTATGCCAGCAGCATTGTAGTGGCCATGAAAAAACTTAAACTCAAAGAAGATGAAGATGGCAATAAAATTTCTGATGTGACCGGCATTAGATCATCTTGTAAAGTCATGAAAACTCGCTATGCTAAACCATTTGAAGGGGTGCAAATTAAGATTCCCTATGACACCGGAATGAATCCTTATTCTGGTCTGGTGGATCTTGCTGAAAAGAAGGGTATACTTCGTAAAGATGGAAATAAACTAGCATACACAGATTCGTCGGGCAGTATTACTAAATTATTCCGAAAAGAATGGGAAAGTAATGGCGAAGGTTGCTTAGATCAACTCATGGCAAATTTTTCTGCTGCTTCAGAAGTAGAACAACCAATTGGAGAATAAATTATGATTTCAGCATTTACTGCAGATCTTTGGAGCGAATTGAAAAACTTTTTAAATCCTGTTGACCGTGAACAGGCTGCTGATATTTTGGTGTCAATGTTGATCGACGCTGACGAAGATGCCGAGGATATTAAGAAAGCATTTAGAAATGATGAACTGATTAAAAATGCTTTGCTTTATTATATTAATCCTGAAGAATCAATCGAAGAAGATGAAGATGATTCAGATCTTGATTATGATAATGAATAATGTGGTATCACAAGGTCATAGCAGATCTTTCTAAAATACCTGACTTCATTGAGTATTACGAACGAGAACTGGAAAGTTCTCGTCGAGAATGCGGTATAGGTGGTCGTATAGAAAGAAATATCAGTGATTTACCTGGCATCACTGAACAAAGATTTGCTCAACTACAAGAAATAGAAGCGGTGCTGAATTATCTGAATATTCAGTTGCGAAAAATCCGTAGACGACATTTTCAAAAATATTTAGAATCATACAATAGAGCCTTGACCAGTCGAGATGCAGAAAAATATGTCGATGGCGAGGATGAAGTCATTGATTTTGAGTGCATTATCAATGAGGTCAGTCTGCTGAGAAATCGCTGGTTGGGCATTATGAAGGCTCTGGAAAGTAAAAATTTCATGTTAGGACACATCACTAGACTCCGTGTGGCTGGAATGGATGATGCCGAAATTTAATACCAAATCGGCTATTCATAAATATTTCTATGAAAATAATACTTGCAACCGGCGGATTTGATCCGTTACATAGTGGGCATTTACAATATCTTCAAGAAGCTAAACAGTTGGGAGATAAATTGTATGTGGGCGTCAATAGCGACAATTGGTTGATAAGAAAAAAGAACAAATTCTTTTTACCGCTGTACGAGCGATTGCGAATTATTCAAAATCTCAAGATGGTAGATGCTACTATAGAGTTTGATGATTCAGATGATTCTGCTAAAAATGCGTTACATCAAGTGAGATTAATGCATCCCAACGATGACATTATTTTTGTCAATGGTGGTGATCGCACCGCTGAAAATATTCCTGAGATGTCGCTATGTCATGACCAAAGATTTAGTAAATTGCAATTTGTCTTCGGAGTAGGTGGCGGTTACAAAGCCAACAGCAGCAGCGAGATATTGAGAAACTGGACCAGTTCGACCACAGAAAGACCCTGGGGTAGATATCGAGTATTGAGCTATTATGGAAAAGAAATAAAACTAAAAGAATTAGTTGTGGAACCAGGTCAACATCTTAGTATGCAACGACATCAAAATCGTGCTGAATTTTGGTTTGTGGCACAAGGTCAAGCCACAGTCTATACATTGGATAAAAGCACCGATTTGGAATTGAGAAACAAAATCACTCAATTTCAACACACATGGATAGCCAAGTCTGAATGGCATCAATTAGTAAATGAGACAGATAAACCTCTTTACATCATTGAAATCCAGTATGGTAGCGAATGCGAAGAAACTGATATAGAAAGGTCCACTGTGGGATGATTCCTATTTTTATAGGCTATGATCCCAGAGAAGCCATTGCTTTTCATGTCTGCGTAAACAGTATAATCAGACATGCCAGTCAACCGGTATCGATTATTCCATTGGCATTGAATTTATTACAGGATTACAAAGAAACACATGGTGACGGAAGCAATCATTTTATCTACAGTAGATTCCTTGTGCCTTATATTCAAAATTACAAAGGATGGGCTATTTTTATCGACGGCGACATGATAGTGAGAACTGATATTGCCGAATTATGGAATCTTCGAAACTCAGAGTTCGATGTGTTAGTGGCACAACATAATTATAATACTCGCAGTAAAATAAAATATATGGGCAGTGTCAATCAAGATTATCCTAGGAAAAATTGGAGTAGTGTGATTTTATGGAACTGCGAAAGTTCAGCCAATAGATGCCTTGACCCCACATATGTACAAAATAGCTCAGGTGCACATTTGCACAGATTTCAATGGTTAAGTGACACACAGATAGGTAGTTTACCGTTGGAATGGAACTGGTTGCCTGACGAATATGGAAAAAACAGTCGAGCTAAACTTTTACATTTTACTTTAGGCACACCATGTTTTCACGAATATTCAGACACCGACCACAGTGATGAATGGTATCGTGAACACATTTATACCACATATTGTCAACAGAAATTTGAATCATGAAATTCCCAATTGCATTGATCGAAAGATGGCCCGGAGGAGAGTATCGGCAACTGCATTCTGATATGTCCAGTGCTTTGAGACATAATGTAGCAGATGCCAGAGAATTATTAAAAGACATAGAGATACTGAAGGAAATAGAGTCGACCTGGGAAAGTCCAGATGTGTCGTCTAAACAAGGCAAATATAATCTCAAACGATTGGGTGATCAAGCTCTTCATTGTCGTGTTGGTAATTACATCATAGAAAAATTGGAAAAATATGATCGCCTGACAAAATTTTCAGATTATCCTGCCATGATCATGGGTGCTTATCCTGAAAGTGAATTTATTCCTTATGATAAATTCTGGGATATCAAAGATCAAACACAGGGTCCTATACTGGTCAGAGGTATTGCTGCAGGTAAAATCATAGATTGGATAGCACAACAAAATAGAGATTATTATTTTATCGAGACCGGTTATTTGGGCAATTATCCTAGCCCAAATAATCGTACCGGTAGAAAAATCTATCATAGAATTTGTAAGAATTCCATGCAACACAAAGGTATCATGCAGGTACCAGATGATCGGTGGAATTCTTTAGTTAAATGGAATGAATCTTTGCGATATAACGGCTGGAGGAAGAATGGGCACAATATATTATTAGTGGCCCCCAGTGAAAAACCATGTAAGTATTATGGTATTGATAAAAAGAATTGGACTGCTCAGACCATAGAATCTATCAAACAATATACTGATAGGCCCATTATTGTAAGAGAAAAAGCATCAAGAGCTGAGCGAACCAACGACACTATTTATAGTGCATTTGATCAAAATATTTTTTGTGTAGTGACCTATAATAGTATCGCTGCAGTAGAAGCAGTCTCTTATGGTATACCTGCCATAGCATTGGCCCCGACTGCTGCAGACCCGGTCTGTGATAAAAATTTAGAAAATATCGAAACACCATATCGCCCTTCTGAAGAGTTTGTGCAGTCTTGGTTACATCACATTGCCTATTGTCAATTTAGTATAGATGAAATGGTCAGTGGTGTGGCTTGGAAATTGGTCATGGAAAATGAACAAAGACCGGCCCTTAGTTATTAAAAGCTATCTCAGCAGTTTACCTGCCAGAGTTAATAGTCAAGAGAAAACTGATGCTTTGACTTTTTTTGCACAAGGTGCAGCACATTGTGGCGATATTGCGTCTACTACTAACAGCAACAATTATGAGACTTGTGATGTGGCAGCAATAATTGGTAATGCATTTGGTAGCAACCCAGGAAAAACTCGACAAAGTCATTATCTGGTCAGAAAAATGGTCATTGATACTCAGTTATCTCAGAAAAAATATTGGCTGAGTATTGACAGTAATGTGTTTATATACAAAAACAAATTGAACCCCAGCAAGTTTTTAAGATATAGTTTCAATGGGGTATTTCCTTGCGAAGGCATTTACTGTAACGAAAATCCCGACGGGAAAAATTGGCGAAAGATTCAAAAAGAATATAACATGAATCTTCGAGATTGGAGATCCCACGGTAATCACATTTTAATTGCTTTACAAAGACCCCTGGGATGGAGCATGCGAGGCGTGAATTTTGAAGATTGGCTAGGATTTACCTTAGACAAAATTCGTAAATATAGTGATAGACCCATACGCTTGAGATGGCATCCGGGTAATTACAAAGACTTTCCTAAGTATGAAAAGTTTTTACACAAATATATAAAAAGACACCAGTTACAAGTCAGTAAAGAAAATTCTCATATTCTTGATGATTTAGTCGACTGCTGGGCATTGGTATGCCATAATAGTACACCCAGCAGTGTAGCTGCTATTGAAGGTATACCAGCTTTTATCACCGATCAACCGGGATACTGCCAAGCGGGAGAAGTTGCTAACACAGATTTCAGCAAATTAGAAAATCCCAATTTACCTGACCGAGATCTTTGGATCAAGAAACTATCTCAATGTCATTGGAATTTCGAAGATTTAAAATCAGGCAGATGTTGGGGGCACATGCGTCAATGGGTTAAAGTCTCTTAATTCTGTTAACTGTTGTTCATAATCCCCTATTTGCCAGTTTAGACTTTGTCGTGTATCTACTAGAGTTTTATCGATTGTGTGGTTTAATGACATTGGTACAATAGTTTTTCCGCAGACAAAAATTCTATTGATCATGGTCAACAAATAGTATTTGCTGATCTTGTTGTGGTTATTTACGAGATTATAAATTCCTGCGGTCTTTGATTTCGAACTCATATAAATGTCTAAACATTTGGCCAATTGTAAGGTCGTCATCCCATTCCATATGGCATTGGTATAGCCAGACACTACCCCTGGACTCTGATGTCTGAACCAATCCATGAGACCAGTATAGCCACGGCGTTCAGGCCCGATTATACTAGTTCTGAAAGTGATATCTTTGTTATTCACTACTTCACCTAGACTCTTACTCCTGCCATAAAAGTTTTCTTCGTCAGTGGGGTCACTTTCTAGG